ATGTAGTTCCGCTTCCAGAATAAGATGACTTATCTGAAGCGTCGAAATGTGAAATCAATCCATCAATAACTATATTTTTACTTTTTTTAATTTTTAAGCCCATAATTTTAATTAGTAATCTCAAAGCTAAAACCTAAAGAATAGTTCATGCTCCCATTGACACCCATTTGGTAAGAAGAATTTTCAAGTTTTAAACCTTCAAATGAAAAAGTGTTTTGATACAGCTCTTCTGTATCTATAACCTGTATGTCAAAGTCGTATCCCGATTCGCTTGTAATCAAGGAAGAAATTTCTCCTGTAGCAAAACCAGAAACTAAAAACCCTAGGCTAACAGAAGATGTGATTGGGTATTGAGTTTTTCTACCATATGGGTAATCACTACCCAAACCAAATAGATCAACCCTTTTTATTGGAATACTGAATGAAAAAGATTGTAAATGAGCATCCCCGCTAATAGACGCTCCTCCAATTTGTAGATTCTGGAGTGTCACATTAACATCATTGGGGGAACATATAGGTGGATTAAGCCTACTTGTAGTATAGTAATAATCAAAACCGCTTACTTTCGCATTCTCTAGTTGGACCGCGCCAACATTTTGATTATCGCCAGATTGCAGATTAATAGCTGGATTCAGGGATGTGTCAAAAGTACCCTTTTCCATCCTAACATTAGAACATTTGTAAGAGGTGGATACAATAGGTAGAGACCCTACAGAAAAACCTAAAGAGTAATTTGTTAAAAAAGCGTTACCAACAGAAATAACTTCTGCATCAGTGGTCAAACCGCTTACTTCTGAACCTCCATTAACGATCATATCCGAAACTTGATCTTGATGATTAACTATGTAAAAATTTTGATCTTCATTCGTATAATCGTCGAAAAATCCAGTACCTGCATAAGATGAGTTTGAATCAACTAAACCTAATAGATTTTCGTTTAACATTGCTGGGCTATAGTGATAACTTATAGATAAATCAACATCTGGCATCCTAGTTATATCGTTAACAGCTAAACCCTTAGATCCAACCTGCTTTGACTTTTGCCTTTGCTGAGAGAAGCTAACACCCACGCTTTGAACAGCGCTCATGTAAGCGCCGCTCATATCACTCCCAGTTCTATCATCAGTTGTAAACGCTGGTCTTTGACCAGCAATCACAATTGAATTATTACTCTTTAAAATATCTCTAGCCATTTTAATTTTCTTTTATTACACCTAAAACATCCTCAATAAGAGTTACTTCTAAGTCGTGAGAGTTTTTATACTTCCATGTATGCGACCACTCAGGGCAGTACATAGCTTTCGGTCTATTATAAATAGACGGGATATCATGTCTAAAGTTTCTGTAGCCTCCTTTATTTTCTAAGAAATGAAGCATAGCTTTCAATTGCTTGTCTGTTATACTAGTAAACTTATAACTTATAGGAAATGATGCATTATTATCTTTATTTTTAATCCTTAAAGGGAAAGAATTCTTAAAAAGTAATTGGTCGTTTTTTAAATCGACACTGTTCTGTAAACCAATATCAGGCTCAAAGAAGAAATCCTGTGACCACTTAGACTCTTGTCCCGTTGGTCCATCTACGCTTCCCACTGAGGAATCGTGATTTTCTGTAGAGTAATAAAAATTATCTAGCTTATTAGTATTAACGCCTGAATAAATTATATCATACTTCTCATAACTAGTGGAGGTTGCCCACTCCTGAAAACCATAATTCAAGAAAGTCATACCTGACCAGTTTAAGAGGTTAGGGGCTTGATCAACAGTCAGGTTTGATGCAACCTCATAATGTTGATTATTCATATGGTTCACTGCATAATTATCACAAACTCCAGATAATTTCTGATAAATGCCAGAGTTATCTATATTGAATTCAAAAAGATTCGAACCATTTTTACTCTCAATAAAAGCGACAAGGCTTTTAGCGTTTGCTTCATTAACATCATACCTGACATCAAAAGTAGCGCTTAGACTATTTAAAGAATCAGGTAATCTATTTGTATAAAAATCATCCGTATCATAAGAAAATAATTTGGAGGAAAAAGAAGCCTTAGATCCATATACAGGAGTTAATTCTAATCCAGAATAATCCGCCTGTATTGTTACCCCAGATATATTTGAGTCTCTATTGTAGAATAAATCAGAAGCCATGACCAATATAATTTAAATTTAATTTCAAAGAACCGTCTGCCGAAGCATTTAAACTTTCGCTAACTAAAGATGCATTTGGAATACTGAGAGTTTGAATAGCAGCACCAGTTCTGCCCTGTATAGCAAAAGAAACTGTTTTATTTTCCCTATTATCCAAAAAGTTATAACCACTCTCAAGAAAAGCGTCATCTACATCGACTTGAACTTGAGCAGTGTACTCTAAAGGAGCAATGAACTCGATAGCTGAAGAGCTTCTTTTCCCGATAGTAAAATGTTTTTTCCTCAACGAGTTTACCGAATAATCAAAACCTATAACTCTATTCGAAGATACGTTATCGCAAGTTATACTTATAGAGCCTTGACTTGGTATGTCTATAGTAGGATGAGAAACAGAACCAGAAGCACTTTGACCACTTCTTAATTCATCAACAATATCAAACTGAGCGCTCACTTTAGGGACAGAACCCACTGCACAATTTACAGAGTAATTATTTAAATAACCACTTTCAAAACCATAAGACCCACCATTGTAATGGATACTGCCAGACATATTAACGTCTCCAGTATAACTAATGATTGGGTCATTATAAATCAAATATCTAGAAAAAGAAACCTTTTGATTGGTAGGTCCACCATTGACAGTTAAACCTTCTGTAGCTCCAAGCGGTTTAATTATATTCGATGAATTTGAATATGAAATACTAGCATTATCAATCCCAGACAATTCCTGACCAGAAATAAAAATCCTTACTTCATCATTTAATCTTGCATCAAACATTACTTCCTAAGTTGCCCTCCGAGTCTTTTTTCATCTGTAATTACTTGTTTAACTACTGTTTTTATCTTCTCACTTAATTCTCTTTGTTTTTCGTTTGCGTCTTGTCCACCTTCATTTTGCTCTTGTCCAGTCGATCCGTTAATTGTGATATTAATATCACCAGCTTTACCAGATTCTTGAGTCACAGTTATAAGCTCTTCCATCTTAGCTACAAGTTCAGCTGAATCACCCCCTGACGCAGAACCACCAGCGTTAGCTGCTGTTAAATTATCAGCACCAATTCTTTGAGTCGCAGCAGAGTTCATGACGAACTCGCCACCAGAAAGCATGGCGGGAACTGTATCAACTCCTCCAGCAGCAGGGATTAAGCCTCCTGTAGCATACCCCCGCCCCCTGCGGCTATATGGCGATATAAAAGCGCTCGATTTCTTTGGCCCAAACATTGATGGTAAGACCATTCCGGTTTGCATCGCCCCCCCTGTATATGGGTCAGGTAGAGAGTCGCTTGAGCTTGAACTAAATATTGGGGCAGCAATTGAAGTAGCACTTGACCCAGTGGCTCTTGATGCAGTTGCGCTTGGCCCAGTGGCGCTAGCGGTCTTTTCATTATATGATTTAAAATCCCCCCCTCCAAGAGCTTGGCTAAAATTACCAGTAAAAAGATTCTTTAAACCGCCCACATTAGCCATACTCCCATCAGCAATTTTCATTTGACCACCAACTCCAATTCCTTTTAGTCCTGCTAAAACGTTTTTTCCAAGACCGCCACCATCAGCTTTACTACCTTGGAACCCAGCTTGAAACCCTTTAGCCATTGAACTCACACCAACGCTAACAGCAGCACTAATCAATGATCCCTTAATAGAGTCCATTAAGGCTTTTTTTCTAGCCTTTTCTTGTTCTTCCGCTTGTTTATGAGCAGCCATTTCTCCCAAAGCTAAATCAAAAGCTTGCTTCTTTGCGCCTTGGTATTTTTTTTGCACTCGACTATTCCTTCTCCCAAACATCGTCATATTCTCCATCCCCGGATCATTTGTCTGAGTGGCAAAAGCCATTAAGTTACGCATTCCTTTTATTGCTCCAGCACCTTGGAATCCGGGCATAGCTTGTGGTCCAACTGGCTCGCGCCGTCGTCTGCGAAGTTTATCAACTTTCCCTCCTTCAGAAAAACCTTGAATAGAACCATTATTAAGAGATGACATGAATGCCGGACCATATTTCTTAACAGCTTTTTTGTTCATCACGAACTCACCACCCATAAGAATAGCTGGGACATCATCTTTAGTTCCAGACCCACCTGTGATTGCTCCTCCCCCTTGCTTTGGATTGCTAGTAAAGGGAGATAAAAAACTATCAACAGCATTTTTCATAAATGCTTGGCTTATAATATCAAGGAATTGTATAGCGGTCCCTATTAAAGCATCCCCTAAATCTTGACCTTGAGCAATAGCTTGTGACATCGCACTACCTATATTATAAGCGAATTGTGAGCTAGCAGAACCTAAAGTGTTACCTAAAGTCTCCGCTGAAGTTTCTGCGTCTTGAATGTTGCCAGAAAATCCTTTCTTAAACCCATAAAGAATTGGACCGTCCTTATCTATTAAATCAAGCTCCTTCTGTGCTTCATTAACTTTATCCTTGGCTAACTGTAATTGATGTTGCAGTTCTGATGTACCAGCTCTTTGAGTTTTTAATTTTTCATCTAAGACCTTCTTTTCGTCTTTGGTCAAGTCAGCCAATTCTTGGACAGAAGCAATACTTTTTGCTTGTAAAATTTTTGTTTTTGATTTATCTCCAAGCTGTGGGTTTTGTTGTATTGCGAAATTTTGAGCCATCTCTAATTCACCGATTGGCTTTAGACTCATTTGTCTCTCTATAGATTTTACCTCTAAAAAGTTTTGATCTCTAGTTATTTGAGCTTGTCTTCTCAAACCTTCAATTCTACCCTCCCCAAATAAGGGGGTTTGTGACAGTTGTTGAATTCTAGATCGTGCATCAAATTCTGATTGAGTTTTTTCTCCAATCGATGCTCTTTGCGCGGCTTCTGAAGATGCAATTTGCGTTTTTGTAAAGTCGAAAATTTCTTTATCAGTCCTTGTATCTACACCGTCACCCAGTCCTTTAAAAAGACCACGACCTGCCTTCAAAAAATCAAAATCAAGAAGATTAAAAGTATCGGCTGTAGCATCTCTTGTCGCTGCCAATATTACCCCCATAGGTGATTTAATTTTATCTATAGATGCTTTAAGATTATCAACCTTACCAGAAGCCTCCTCAATAAAAGCTAGAGCAGATTCATTGTCTCCGCTAACTGAGAAAGATTTATACAACTTAATTAGCTCATCACTAGCTTCACCAGCATTTATTTTTTTGATGGCATTGGCTACACTATCAATAATTGCAACATCATCACCAGCATTAGTAAGAAGAATATCGCTAAAAGCAGCAGTTAACTGTTTCCTTACCTTTACCAAATTATCTGTGCTAGCGTTGACTTGAGCAATTTCTCTTTTTTGTCTCCTTTCAATGTCTCCTTCCCTGAATTTTCTATCTTCTGGTTGAAGATCCTCTTCTTTCCTAAGAGTCCTCCTCTCTTTATCGTATTTTCTTTCAATCTCCCTAGTAGCTAGCTCTTTCTTTCTTATTATATCTCGGATTTTAGACTCCTCTATTGCGGCAGCGATCTGTTTTTTAATTTTCTCGCTTGCTAATCTTGCAGAATCCTTTTCGGCGTTCAATTTGTCCGTATTGGCTTGTTTTTCAATATCTATTACCTTATTAAGTTGATTCATTATCTTATCACTGCCTAAACCTGCTCTAGAAGCCTTTCCCATAACCTCCTTGAGATTGAACATTTTTGGAGGAAGGGGGTTCAGGCCACCGAATTTACTAAAATCAAGCACCGAGGAAAATTTCTCACCTTTTGTAAGCTCAAGTAATTCCTTCCCAACGTTCTTTTTACTTAGAGCTTTATTTAATAAAGTCGCTCCTTCCATTGACTCAGAGGCTGCTTTCTTGTAATCTCCTGTAAATTTCCGCAACTCTTCACCGTCAAGGAATGAATCGAATTTATTTAACATTGCATCAATCTGTGTAAAAGAATAACCTAAAGCATCAAATCCTGCTGCAACTTCTTCAAACTTAGGTTGAAGAGATTGACCCTTGTCAACATCAAACTCTCTATGAGCATATTCGCGGGTCAACCCACTTTCCTCATCAAAAAAGAATCTGTTCGGAGGCGCATCTCTACCGTCAGCCTCCGCCTGTTCACGCAACGCCATACTATGTGCATCAACAAACGCTTGACTGTTAAATGTATGTTTTGTATATGGCGCTATGTCTGGAAGCATTTTCTGAGTAGTAGTATACAGAGGCTTGTTAGGAACGTAAGCTTGAAGTTGACTTTCGCCATCGGCTTGGAGTTTTTTATCTGTGAAAAATTCCTCAAGTTTTAATGCTGCGACACTAAGAATATCGCCTTTGATCGCATTTCGCCCAAGGAAGCTCCCCTGTAACGAATTTATAGTCATGCGGCTATCTGGTCTATCTGAAAGTTCTTGTGGAGCCATTCCCCCCATGAGTCTTTTAGCTACTTCCTGAGATTCGAATTTTTCTTTTGGAGTTTGATGAGCATGAGCATGAGCAAAAGCTTCAGCAGCAAGAGTCATTTCACGAATAGCTAGAGAAGCCTCACTTGCTCTCTTAGCCAACCTAGCGTTTTTACCGTTTACTTCATCTACAACCCCCTTAATTAGTTTAAAGCTTCCTACGGCGGCTCCAATACCAATTCCTATTGGGCCTAATTTACTTGCGAATTTCCCTAAGCCTGAAGTAGCACCCGCAAAAGCTGCTGATATTCCTGCTCCAGCAAAAGCAAAACCACTTGCTGTTTGTAAAGCCCCGCTAAGAGTGTTCGTAAACTTAGACATACCACCTGTCGCGCCATCAGTGGCTCCTTGTAAAGCTGTCATTCCAGCAGATACAGCGAAGAATATACCAGTCAAATCTCTTGGTGCTTTTGGGGACGTTGGAGTTGGGGCCGCGAAATTAGGAATCGCCCCAGTAGGCTCATCGCGGGTATTAGTCACCGCAAGACCCATTGGATTTTGCGAGTTGCGGAGTTTGCCGCTTTGATTGATTCTAATTTGGCTCACTGGTAAACCAGCAGCTTTTTCTCTACCAATAGCGTTTTCTAAAGCTCCTTCAGCGAAGTTAGGGATGTAACCTTCAGAAGCTTTAAAACCTTGCCCTTTAGCAATTCTACGGATATATTGTTGTGACCCCTTATCATTAAAAGCTTTTTTAATAATCGTTCTCACAGCGTCATTAGAAGCTGTTCTCTTAGCGTCTGCTTTTTGAAGTTTATTCGTAAATCCAAATGTTTTCTTAAACTGACTAGACGCTAACCCGCTCTCTTCGAAATCAAAAGGTATTTGATCTTCCGAGTTTGACTTAAAATCTTTTATACCTTTTGCGCCTTTAGTAGCAAGAGTCATAGCTGATTCAAGAATACCTCCTTCTACAGAAGCAGAAAATAATCTAGCTCCGCCAGATCCCCCTGATTGGCCCAACCTACTAATTTCTTTCGTCATAGCAGCCAACTCGTCATTACCAAAAGTTTTACCTATTATGCCTTGAGCATACTTAACTAGTGGACCCGCAAATATCTTAGCAAGTTGAGTTCTATTACTTTTTTCCGTAACTTTGGCATTACGTTTAAAATCCTCAAGAGATTTGATTTGAATCCCATTAAATTTTATATTTTTTACACCAGCTTGAGCTAATTTTGTAGCTAAAGGGCTGGTTAATTGTCCGGGAGAAGTGGCAGAATCCGCAGTTTTTTTACCCTTAAATAGCGAGGCTACACCAAAAATTCTAGCAGGAACGTTTAAAGTCGTTTTTGTTGTTTTTTTACCAGCCTCCGCTTTTTTTTGTGCGCTAGTCTTGTAACCAGCAGCCGCCGCTTGTTGCGGAGTCATTGTACCCGCTCTTAAAGCAGCACCCACTCCCGCTCCAGAAAATCTACGACCACCAATAGTATAATCAACATAATTAGGAATATACCCACTAGCAGCTCTCACCTTCCTAGCATTAGAAGGGAGACCTATTGAAGAAGCCATGTTCTGATTAAAGATAGCGTCTCCACCATTAGCATAATTAGGAACAATATATTCACTACTATTAGCAACCATTGTCCCCCGCTTACCACCGCCAAATGCAAAGTTGGGGATGACAACGGGTTTCGCAGAAGCGGGTGCGCCACCTACACCTCTAGAGATGTCAGATTTTTCCGCACCAATAGGTAAGAATCCTCCAGCAGCTCTACCAGTTCTTGCCGCTTTAGTACCCCTCATCACTGATGGGGTAATAGTCGCGGCAATACTTTGCATTTGCCTCATAACATTCAACTGAGCGTTGTAAGCTCCTGTCAAAGCATCTGCTTGAACTTTTCTTTTCTGTTCTACGCTTAGAGAAGAATTCTCTACCCTAAGAATTTCTTTTCTAAGGCTGGAATCATTAAGTAATGCTTGTGCAATTTGTCCTTGGAGTACAGCTTGTTCCTTAGCCGCTTTGTTAATACCAAAAAATGTTTTTAAAGAATTGAAACCAAAAGCAATAAAGTCTTTAGATATTTTTGCAATAATAGCCGCAAGTAAAAGAAGGCCCGGTCCAGTTACAATAGCACTTATACCCTTAACTAATCCTTTAGCTAATTTAGAACCTATACCGTCTCCATCTAAGACTCCTGATATTTTCTCCGCCATCCCGCCAAAGAAATCTAGCAGATTTTTAAAACTATCAGTAACACCTATTTTACCCAGTTTTTCAGCCAACTCTTTTAGGCTTACTACTGTTGCATTTATAGATGCAGAAAGAGTTTCGTTTAATACTTTATTCCTCTCGTAAGCTTCACCAGTCGCATTAAGTGATATCGTTGCGACTTTATTACTAACTACAATTTCTTCATTATATTGCTCCAGTAATGAAAGGAACGGGGCTATCTGAAACTTACCAACAAGATTGTCAGCTAAATTTACTTTTGAAGTTTGATCTAATTTAGCAAAGATTGGAGCCAGATTTTCAATAACTTTATTAGCTGATAAAACGTCACCTTTTAAATCAGTAACTTGAACACCCATATCTTGAAGTGTTTTAAGTTTTCCTACATCTGATATTCTAGTAAAAATAGTTTTTAAAGAGTTACCAATGACAGCTCCTCCACGCGCTGTTTTTTGTTGAAGGGCAGCTATGATTCCAATCAACTGATCGAACTCAACACCAGTTGACACAGCTACAGACCCGGAACGTTTTAAACCTTCAATCAAATCTCTATCAGATACCGCAGCACTGGCAGCAGCAGCAGATATTTTATTTAAAACTTCTGCACTTGTTATACCAGATTTGGAAAAAGAGTTAATTGCAGCCGTAAGTCCAGAAACAGCATCAGCAGCGCTTAACCCAGAAAGACGAGAAAGAATCATAGCATCGCTAAGTCTTTTTGTGATCTGTTCCGCCTCCAAGCCTTGACGAGATAATTCAAGAGCAGCGCCAGCTACAGAATCAAAAGTACTTTCTGTGTTTTTAGCAACATCAAAAAGAGTCCCTTTTAAAGATTCTAATTGAGCAGTATTCTGATTTAGAATACTATTTATGTTAGCCAAGCTTTTTTCGACTTGAATTGTAGTTGAAACTAGATCTTTAAAACCTTTTGTGACGGCAGCAATAACACCAACTGAAGCTCCAAACGCTAAAACACGGGCGTTAGCAGCGCTCATGGATTTTGTAAAATCGTCAGCTTTCCCAGTTAATCTTCCTAAAGGCTGAATAAGACCCTCAACACTTTTCGCGCCCGGCCCCATATTGATTTTAAGATTCTTCCCAGCTTTGTTAGCTGCGTTTTGAATACTTTGCTCTAAACCTGTTTGTGTGACTGGTACTTTGATGGGCATAATCTTGTTCCTTTAGTGTGTATATACACTAATATTACACATCATGACCTGCTAATCTCATCATTTGTTTCATGTCTAGCTTGCCACCAGACTTTTTAATCTCATCACTTAATGACAAGGATGTCTCTCCATCCTCTTTGTTAATATACTCCATGTCTTCTTTAGTAGCGCCAAAAACAGCAGAAGCGGCTGCATCATCTTTTATTTTAGGTTTATTAGATGAATTTCCTCCCCTCTTACTTTCGGAGTAGTCTAATAGAAGATCGGGATCTTCTTTAATATTGTCTGGAATATCTTCGACAAATTGAAAAATACTATGGAAGACTTTTGCATACATAGCAACCTTGAGTTGATTTGCGGATAATTCCACAACAGCTCTACCATAAAAATCTTTTAAATTCTCACAATTAGATAAGTATAAACTAAAAAATGGCCGCAATACAGCGTGTTTTATATTATCCTCATTTAACCTTTCAGAACTCTCAGATATTAAATGACTTAATTCTTGAACCTCATAAAACTCAAGTTCGTCAAATTCCTCCTTGGAGAAAAAATCTTCTTTACATTCCTTATCTTTAAAAAGACAAAACCTAAGCATTTCGTCCCCAGCCCTATTTTCAGCGTAACCTTCAGCAGTTACACCAATCAATTCTGACCTCTTAGTTTTTAACTCATGAAGCTTTTGGAATTTTTCATCAATAGTTTTCTGGAATGATTTTATCTTAGATGGCAGGTATAGTGCTTTCTTTGTATTCTCTAGGTTTTTCACCTCTTTTTCTAAAGAAGAAATTTTTAGGTCATCCTCCTCTAACCAAAGCTCATCGTCAATTATTCTTTTGATTGCTACATCTCTAGATTCAATACCCTTAGACAAAGCTCTATTTTTATAGAACTCGTAATACTTATGTAAATACCTTTGGTCTCTTATGTTGATATGCTTGATAAATATTTCTTTACCTGCAAATTCACTTACAGAATATCCATCAAAGATCTCACCTATTAAAGAGACGTAGTATTCATTGTTATAGCTCACCTTTTTCAGACTTCTCAATTATATCCTCAAATTCTTCCTGAGAAGACGCTTGATTGAAAAACCAGAAAGCTAAAACAGTGGAAACTTTTTTAATTAATTTTAGGTAAAACTCAGATTCCTCTTCTTCTTTTTTGTAGTAATCATTTATTTTTTCATCATAATCACCACCAACAAAGTATTCTAGAGGCTCTTTATCATCCTCTGCCTGAATATAAGTAAGGTGCAACGCATACCAAAGCAGAAGTCTATTCTGCGCCCTAACATCTGCTGTATGCTCAAAAAGATTTTGTAAGCCAGATTCCACTTCGACAAGCTCTCTTTTTAATTTGACCAACTCATCCTTGAGTTCTTCAATCCTTTCCTCCTGTTCTTTTGTTGGCTTCTCTACAGTTTCTAAACGGAAATACTCATTTTGGTTATCAAGAGTTTTCTTGTAAAGATCCCCATACTCCTTGAAGCCTTCGTCGGAAAATGCGCCTCCAGTATCAGCGTATTTCTTCGCCAACATAGCCTTGGTTAAAATGCCTTTTTTGACACAATTACTCACTTCAATAGAATACTGAAGCTCTGCTTCTTCAAGCTGGCGACGAGAAGGTTTTTTGATTTTAACCTCAATAGGGACTTTTTTCTTGACCATCTTCTTCGTGATGGTGACATCCCCAGTTTTTTTGTTGGTGCGCTTAGATTCTTTTTCTATTTCGCGCTCATCATCAACAGTAAATTGATATAATTTTTTAAATTCCATAATCCTTACTTAAATATAAATTCAACTTTGTAGTTTTCTAATTCATTTTTCATACTGCGGAGACTTTCATTCCCATAATCTAAAATTCTCTTTCTAATCCAAGACACTTTATCTTCCGTAAAATGATCAGCAGTATTTATTACTGGATGATACTTGTCTGGTATTTCTTCATATAACTTGTCATAATGGAAATCATGGTCTTTTTTCATGTCCTCGACCATCATAAGCATCATCTTGAACAATGAAGATATCTCATCATTAGACCTAGTTTTTAAATTATTTTTAGCATTCATCCTTTATCCTGCTTAATTATAAGAAAAAAAGTGTAAATATCAACATGGCGGGATTTTTATCAACAAATATGGAGTCTTCAATCAATGGATTGTATGACACACTTCATACAACTTTTGCTCAAACTATTACTGTATACAAGAATAGTAAAAGAACAGTTGTAGCATCTACACCCAGATACAACTCAATCTATGGGCGTACAAACGCAGGTTCTACAAGCAGTGTGGAATATACCACTGAATCTCAAACGTTTGAGGCTAGGGTTTATTATATAGATATGGACGAAGAATATCTATCAAACGAAGGCAATCAAGAAGGAACACAAAACAAAATAATTTTACCACAAGGTTCTGTTAAAATTGTAGTTAAAAGCGATGCATATGATTATCTTGAGGAATCGAGAAGGATCGAATTTGATGGTAAAAGATTCGCGATCAAAAGCGATGGCTCTCCTCGCGGCTTAACTACGAATAAGTTTTTCACTTTCCTACTTACTCCAACCGACGAATAATGACTAGGTTACCATCAGACGTAATAAAAGCCATAGAAAGACAGGCTCCAAAACTACTTAAAAAACCTTTTAATAAGGAATTCAAAAAAAAATTTGAGGATTTAAAAGCTAAAATGATTAAGGAGTTCCTTTCTCACCCCGTAACTATGGAGATAAAATCTGGGCCTTCAGCAACTAATATGAGTGGGACATTGAATGGAGTCACTAATCTTTTTGCTTTTATTGGCTTCGATCAAGGTGACCAGCCTATACAGCCAATACTACAAATTTTAGAAGGAATTAATTATACTTATGCAGGTGAAGCTAAAATAGGGGTAACTTACACAGTGAACATACCTGAAGCAAAAGAAATATTTGCAGTAACCCCTTTACCATATGTCGGCGGAAGAAGCTGGGCTAAAGGAATTGAAACGGGTATTTCTGGTTTGGGTTATTTACTTAGAAAAAACAGTGGACGATCTGGAGCCGCGATACAATCGAGAAATCAAGTTAGGACAGGACGCTTTCAAAACACACCATATATCTCAGCATTGATCAATAAATACAAAAAAGAATTCAAAGAACTGAAATGAAAGAACAATTCGCTCATAAAATAACCAACTCTTTTATGCTTTGGTTCGATAACTTTCTTCTGACTAAAGGAGAAGCTTTTTCCAACAAGACAGGAAGATTGTATAATACAGATGATCCATTCATAGATAGTAGCTTTGAAGCTTTTTCTAGCCCATATAAACAGTTTGTAAATGACTCTTCTATAAGTGGAGCTATTCTACCTACAGGCATACCGGGTGATTCACATTATATTGATTATGACAATGGGCGCATTGTAGAAACAGGTAGCAACTACACATCAGACTCAGTAATTACAGGAACTTTCGCAGTTAAAGATTTCAATGTCTACTTCTCTAATGAATCAGAAGAAGATTTGATTGTGGAGCAAAAATTCATGGTTAATTCTAGAGTTCCTAACTCCGTAACTTCTGGTATCGCACCGTATGATCAGGTCGTTCCTGCAATATTTCTTTCCACAGCTAGTATTTTAAATGAACCTTTAGCTTTTGGTGGGGAAGAATCCACCACAGTTCGCGCAAATGCAGTTATCTTGGCGGAAGACAGCTATCAGTTAGATGGAGTTCTTTCCATCTTCGCTGATTCACACAACGAAATTTTCTACCCTATTCCAATGACAGGTCACCCTGTAGATGAGTATGGTGACCTTAAAGGTGGGACTTATAATTATAATACATTAAAAAGTCAATACAGTAATCAAAAACCATTCTTAATTGAAACTGCAACCACCTCAAAACTAACAGACAAAGCAAGGAAGTCATTAGCCAACGATTTATATGTCGGATTCATCGATTTCGATATTAAAATCAACAGGTTTAGATTTTCTTAATTTCATATTATAGCAAAAAAATTGTAAACATTAAAAAATAACTTATTATGGCCAGAAACAGAGTAATCTATCAATCAGAAGCCCTTTTCGTCAGCGAAGACGCAATGTCAACAGGGAGCGGCAAACACGCACAATTAGAGAGAATCCAAAGTGCCAACTACGGATTTAATATTTCTCGCGAAGAAGTATATTGCTACGGCAAATTAGGAAAACTTGGCTCAATGGTTCTTGAAGCGCCAACAGTATCATTTGACACCTCTTACTTGGTGACGGATGGATTTAACGAGAGAACTTTAGGTTTCTATGTGGGAACAGGAACGGGTGGAACTAATCCAGCCCATGCTTATGTCGAAAAATCTTTTGTCTCTGGACATATCGCTTCTGAATCTGGCAAAAATATTTACATAGCAACTGTACCAGAAGGCAAAGATGCTACCATAAATATCACTGGCTCGTTAAATAATGCTGCTACACCCAAGCAAAGTGTTATTGGGCTTGGAAATGCATACCTTACTGATTACAGTCTAGACTTGTCAGTTGGATCATTACCAACAGTTTCAGCTACTTTTGAAGCAGCCAATATTCGCTCCACTGATAATGTGAGTGGACTGGCTACCCCAGCAGTTACAATTGCGAGTGGAGAGCAAGCTCGCCCAGATGACGAGATCATCGTTCTTCCTAGTGGTAATACAGGACAATCCGCTCTGGTCGCTCTTCGACCCGGCGATATCGCAGTAAGCATCGGGGACGCACAAGGTGATGTAATGGTTGATATCGATGACGGTGATCCTAGTGAGGCTGTACATATTCAAAGCGCATCTTTGTCTATCCCTCTTTCCAGATCACCTCTAGAAAAATTAGGAACAAAATTCGCATACGCTAGGGTGGTCGATTTCCCAGTCCAAGCAACCCTCTCAGTTAACGCAGTTGTTAATGAAGTGACATCTAAAAACCTTTCTAGCATTATTGACCAGACAGGCACTCATACTCTTGATTTGTCACTTAAGTCAGAAAGTAGCAGTGTGGCTATGCTTTATAGAATTAAAGGGGCTGAATTAATTAGCGAATCATTCTCTTCATCTATAGGTTCTAACAAATCTGTAGACCTTACATTTACTACTACTATTGGAGCATTAAATGATACGGATAATGGAGTTTTTGTTAGCGGCGCTAATAGATCAGGAGTATATACAGCTTAATAACTATCACTTTTTAAAAAAACAATGACACAAATTAATTTTAATGTGTATTTATAAGTAATATTATGGCCAGAAACAGAGTAATTTACCAATCGGAAGCTCTTTACGTTAGTAAAGCGGCAGCTTCAACAACTGCGGCAGATCATGAGCAGTTGGAGCGTGTCCAGAGCGCCAACTACAATTTCAACATTAGTCGTCAAGACGTAAACCAATTCGGACAACTTGGAAAAATTGGTTCAATGGTTCTTGAAGCACCTACTGTATCCGTAGATACTTCGTATCTTTTAACAGATGGATTCAATGAAAGAGCATTAGGATTTTATGTTTTAACAGGAACGCCTCATGCAACCGATAATCCATCAGGATCATTCATCTCAGGCTTTCTTGGAGAAGGTGCTGGAACAAACCTTTACATCACTACAGTTGAGGAAGGTAAGGACGCAGAAGGGGTAGCTATTGACGGATCAACCGAAAATGTTATCGGTTTAGGAAACATTTACTTGAGCGATTACACTTTGGACCTTTCGGTAGGTTCCTTACCAAGTGTTTCTGTGAGTTTTGAAGCTGCTAATATAGCTTCTTCAGCGGGTGATGCAATTGTAAACCCAGCAATTAACCAAACCGCTGGTACAGCCATTGGTGGAACTGCGCCAACCTTAGCAACTGCGATATCAGGCCCGTCTACGGAAGTAGCTCTACGTCCGGGAGACATCACAGTCGATATCGCCACAATGACAGGGGGTATGGCTAATATCGCTGGTGGAACTACTGGAGCGCACGTTCAAAGCGCTTCATTGTCAATCCCTCTTTCAAGATCTCCTATCGAGAGACTTGGAACAAAGTTTGCATACGCACGACCTGTTGAATTCCCAGTCCAAGCAACTCTTACAGTTAATGCTATTGTTAACGAAATGACCGTTAAAAACCTTGCTGATACAATTGATGATGAAGGTGAATATGACGTTGATTTAACTCTTAAGAACGAAAACGGAACTGGAGCTATGGTTTACACCCTTAAAGGAGCGCAGATTGTGAGCGAATCTTTCTCTTCTTCGATTGGATCGAATAAGAGTGTTGATTTGACATTTACAACCTCTCTTGGTGGTCCCAGCGACACAGATCATGGAGTGTTTGTAAGTGGAGCTAACCAAACTGCAACCTTCGTATAAAACCTCACAAAAACCTATAACGAAAAACCCCACCTTATGGTGGGGTTTTTTTATTTATTTTATTTATGTGGTTTAATAAAGTTGACCAGTAAAAACTATGCCATCTACGCCACCAACTTGCTGGGGTTTTGCTTCGTATATGTTGTATTTAGCTACTAAGCTGTCTAGCTTGCCCTGTGAGTCGTTTGCGAGTCCTTTATAGACCTTAGCCACCTCATTACGGTTAACGAAGCTCACAGACGATTCTCCGTCCTTTAAGGATAGTATCTTATTGTCATCAGATGATGCAGTGATACCTCTAAGAGCTAGTCTGGCTTGTTTTCTGTAATAATTAGAGAGGTAGAGTTCTTTGTGAATGGATTGAGCTTCTATACCCATCCCAGTAGCTGCGCCACTAA